CTTTGATCCATCCAGATCTTGGGACTTCTTAACAGCAGTTTCATTTTCGACCAGATCGACACGCTTTTCGATTGTGTCAATGGCACTTTTGATATCTTGAACTGCTTTGCTGAGTGAATCATGCTTCTCAGCCAATTCTGTAATTTGAGCGTCTATACTCTTGGTAATTTCTTCAACAGTTACCTTAGTCTCTTCTGCGCTCTTGCTAATATTTTCTCCGAAGAATGTCTTGAGGTCTTCCAACATTTTAACAAAGTCGGGTTCTTCAACCTCAACATCGGAGTTTGCAGCCTTTTCTAAGTCTTCTTCCTCTTCATCTTCTGGAGAGGCTTCTTCTGCTACAGCCTCTGTTGCTTCCTCTGCAACTACGGCTCCCTTTTCTACAACTTCCTCAGTTGTTTCTTCAATCTCTGCAACTTCTTCATTATTTTCAATTTCCATATTTTTTACTGCACCTCCTTCAATATTGGTTTCGTTGTCTGCCTGCTTTGTTACTGTTGGTTCAGGCAAGTCTTCAATTTTTCTTATGGTACTCATCTTGTGTCCTACGCGAGTATCACTAGGCACCCAGCCATCAGAGGATTTTCTATAAACTCTAATAAGAACTGCAGGATCATCTTCTTCTGCATTTATTGTAAAATCTGAGTCAGGAACATTGATAGATCCAGAGGTTGCTATTCTTTCAATCTTTCCTCTTGCTGTTCCACCGCTTGAGTTCCAAGAAACAAAATCTCCGACCTTGACAGATCCAGGAGATGCTTTAATCATATGACGATCTATTGCTTTACCAATTTCTTGATTTTTAGCAACATCGTTAGACTCTACCCAGCCAATATTAGTCATATCTGCATCGCAAACAAGACAGGCCGAGGAGTCTGAGTCTTTGGCAACTGCAATTTGATCAGTTTCACACCAGAAGATGTTATCCATCTTTATTTCTGTTGCAATTCCAGTTGCTACGAGTTGATCATCTACTTTCTGAATAGAAAACACGTTAGCAAGTTGATTTGCTGGGCTGTCTACAAGTGACAGTTCGACAAGTTCGTACTCTTTAATGACGCGAACCATGTCCTCACCTTTTTGAACCTGATCTACCTTAGTAATATTGCCTCCGATGGAAAACCCTGAGAGTGTTCCATCTAGAACCTTTTCCCAGGTGTCTTGAGCGCCTTTGGACACATAAGTATCAACAAATACGCCTCTATATGATTGGCCAGTTGACTTGTCGTAGAACTGCTCTTCTCTAAAGTTTGTAACTTTACCTACAGCAATAGGCTGATGCATTTCTCTTAGGTTTCCTCGAAATGTTTCAAAAGCCTTGATGGAGGCTTCGGCATCAACAATGTCATTGTGTCGGTCTACGTTATCTAGGGTAGCAAAGCCTGAGACTATTCTGCGCTCTTCATCAACCTTAAAGAAGGGTACAGAAAGGCTAAGTCGGTCACCTTCACTATGCCAATAAGATTTAGTTATTTCCATCTCAAATAAATTCTATCAACTAGACAGATTAATACAAAATTTTATGCACAATTATTGCACAGATCTGCCTTCGCCCTGTGGATTTCTTGCCTCTCCATCAATATCGGGCTGATTTTGTTGACGCTCCTGATCTCTTCTTCTATTCCCAGTTGCCTGAGTAGTTTGTTCTGCTGCAGCGCGAGCATTAAGAACAATTGGTGTATCCCCACCATCAAGCGCTGGCAGCCCCTTCTTTGCCCGTACTTCATTTGGAACAATAACTTGCATTCTTAGATATCTCTCATCAATCTTAGATTGAGTATCCTCGTCAGTAAGACTTAGTTCGTTAAACTTCAGAGAAAACATGTCTGTGAATTCACGAATAATCTTATTAATCTTCTTTTCAAAATAGTCCTGGGTTGGCTTGGTTACTTGCTCACGGAAATTTTTATCCGCGTCCCTCGCTGCTGCTAGAGATACGCCAGAACCCATACTAACCTTTGTTACTGGCACTCTATGAGCCATAAGTATTTCATCGCGGTTCTCAAGGCGGTAGTTTCTAAATGAGGAGTCCTGAACACCAGCCTCAACTGGCTCCATCTTAAACTCCACCTTAGTGTTTCCATCATCTGCTGGAAGAGGTATATAAAGTGATCTATGATTTTTCCCTTTGAGTCCTGTCTGGAAAAATTCTAGAAGTTTTCTTTGTGAATCATCACTAAGTTTTGCTCCCTTTACTACAATGATGTATCTTGGCACAGCCTTATTTTCAAAGTAGTCTAGGTTAAACTTAGATGCAAATTCGTCGCCAGCCAATGCTTGCAGGGCTGGAATAATGTCTGGAACTCCATAGTAATTATTTGTTGGAGTATATTTCTTAAAATGAACTACCTCGTTAGGACGAGGGTCATTTCCTAGTGGATCTGGGGTAGATGTGTCTACATAGTTGCGAAAGAATACAATCTTATTATTAACGATTTGTATAAATCCATCACGATTTCTTCTTACCCTCATATTTGCAGAAGGTATATGTCCTAGGTAGCCTATGGTTCCATCTACCTTGCGACCCACCTCCATATAGCCATTTCCAGTAGCATCATAATCGGTAAGAATCTTTTTCATTGTTTCCGTAAAAGATTCATCTTCATTTAAATCATCAATATCTTTTTTAAGTCTGGTCTTTGCCCTAGAAATTTTCCTTCTTAAGAAATTTAATTTATCAGTATCGTTATCGTCTAACTCTTCTATCTTATCTTTAGTTTCATCAGTTTCAATTAAATCATAGCCAAGCCCTACAATATTAGAGACTTTAGCGTCAACTGCGGCATGGTGGGGGGATGAAACTTCATAAACTTTAGCCAGGTAGTCCATATTGTATGGAGGCTCAACAGCCTCAAACATAACATATCCAGTAACATCTGGATCTTCAATTTTCTTAGACCTTACTCCACTAGCGCCCTGGTGAAATTTTTGAATACTTCTTGTTGTTTTTCTTTTAAAATTTGGAGAAAGACCTCTATATGTTTTAAGTTCTTCAGCGGGTAAAAGGAATGGATCGATACCATCACTTTTTGATGAAGAAAATTTAAAAAAGTCAGCAGATGAAGTGATGCTTATTTCTTGTGAATTATCGTCTTCTACATATGATGATGGCATTATCTAATCCCCTTTTTATAATTCATCAATTCATCCCTAGCGGCACCATAGTCTAGTTCATCTGGAATTAGTCCCCACTCAAGGCGCTGCTTCTGATATTCATATTCTTCATCTGTAACTCTGCGGTGTCCTGAAAGGAATACAGCCTTTCCTTCTTGAATACCAAAGGATCTAACTGTTTCAGTTATTATCTTAATTTTTTCTGTGTCACCGCGTTTACCAGGAATATTCAAAAAGTTTTTTTCGTCATCAGCAACTATGCTTCCATCTGGCATTTCCCATAGATATAGTCCGTAGTCAGTTTCTTCTACTATTTTTACTTTTGGCATACATATATAGTACCATTTTTCCTTCTAAACATGAAAAAATGGCTAAATCAAGTTCTATATTTTATATTTCAGATACTATTTTTACCTTAGGAAGATTCTTCATCTCAAAGTACTCTCCTAGTGAATCTCTGACATATTCTTGAGATATCGATTCATCAGTAATAGAAATACTAGCGCCATCTATTCTTTTAGTTAATCTTCCAATTAAATCAGAATATTTATCCTGTGCAAAGGAGGTTAAATCTGATGGCGACTCCGTATAAATATTTAACCTACCTATTGTTCCATCAAATTTATTTCCCATATTTTTATCAGATCCGATATGAATATCATTATTCAATGATGTTGTAAATCTAATAAGCATGTGGTATATTTCACCACAATTTATTTCAACATTAGATATATTAGTAATCAATTCTCCATCAATAAAAATTTGGTAGTCTCCATTTTTAATCAACCCCTGATCAGTAAAAAATAAATTAGTATCAGTAGAACTGTCCAGATCAAACAGGGTGTAGGATTCTGATTTATTTGGATAGTAATTAATTTTAAAAACTATTTCTAGTAATTCATATGAAGAAGAATTGCATGATACTCTGGCACCAGTAGAATTTAATTTATTAAACTTAATTCCAAGATTGTCGTCGTGCGATAGCACATTGGATGAAATTACGTTCATTATAAAAGGATTTTTTAACTCTCCTCCGTATATGTCTACATACAAGTCGTCGTAGGTGTCTGGATATAAAATATTGTGATTTAGAGAAAAATTTGATAGTGATGAAATTATGTTAGAACTATCATATACCGATAGATATACGCTATTTATTGTTTTTCTATCTGATGCAGAGTTTTCACTTTCTAGAACAATTTTTGTTTCTACTGGCTCTGGAATAGAGTAGTTAAAATTCGGTATATAAGAAATTTCTTTTACTAAAGAATTATTTACATACACATCATTTTGAGATGCAGTATTAAACACCACTATGCTATTTGATGAAGTTTGAGGAGTTGAACTTGTATAAATAAATTCAGATTTTTGAGAAACATTTAAATCATAAATGAATCTCATCATGTACCTTCCAGTAGCCACCCAGTCAATACTACCTAAATCAGTAATTGGATCTATTGCTAGATTTCTAATATAGTCTGGATATCCATTTGATGTTTCTGGTATATTTCCTACAACAATCCCCCCTCCTGGATTTATTGTTGGTATATCTATATCAGTAAAAATTTCGTTTCCTACTTTTGCAGAAAGTTTTTGATTCTCAAAATTTAAAGCCACGTTAATTAATCCGTTAGAAATAGTAGATGACTCAAAAAGCACTTCTGGATCTACCAAGGGATCAAACAACTTGATCATTCGCATCTTATTAGAAAGTTTTTGAAGAACCAGCCCGTAGGAATCATAAAGACCTCCAAAAAAGAGTGCGGAGCCATTACCAGAAGTTTGACTAAATATTGTTTGGAACCTTACTGTTGAAGATGCAGGATTAAAATATGGGCTTACCTGAGATAAATTTAAAAATGCAGACCCTGAAAATTTTATTCCATTTCTATTTAAGGTGGCTTGTCCTCCATCAGTACCCACACTTATCTGTTCAGTAGATAGAGTAGGCATTGATATTCCAGTTTCACCTATTACTAAGTTATCCAGAAGAACGTTTGCAGAACTATCTATTGATAAAGCATTAATATCGTATACAGATCGTGAATTAGAATAATTTAACTGTATTAAATCAGCACCATATTCTATTGCTAGGGTATCTGGATCATCTAATGTAGCATAAGAAATTCTATTATTTCTTTTTTCATCACCAATATCATATGAGTATAAGGCTATGTCAGATATAAAAATAGGATCTGAGTCGTTTAATGTTTCTGACCATGATGTTACTGAATTTGATTTTTCTAGAAGTACTGAATCAACAAGGAACTTTGAATTAGATGTTCCTGCACTATCTTGAACTATCTCAAACTCTACATAGAAGTTTTCTACAGTTGGATTAATTTCTAGAGACAACCGATTCCAATTATTATTCGTTATAGAAATCGTTTGAGAATCTGTAGATAATATATTAGTGCTTGAAAAAGATGAATAATAGTTACATTTAATTGATATAGATGA